GTCCAATCTTCGAGCGGTACTTAAACGGCGTCCGGCAGCTTCAGCATCTTGCATTTGTTGAACTAAGCCAGCATAGTTTTCTTCATTCCGCCGAATAGCGTCCGCTGTTTCACGCAGTTCACGCTGTTCCGTGTTATAGTTATTGATCAGGTTTTGCCGTTGTAGCAGTTCATCCTGAATTGCTTGCTCAGCTTGTTCTGCTGCTAGCTGCTTCTGCTTAGCGGCAGCAGCGTTGAGCATACTAACCATTGGGTCGAACTGTACACCACCAACTTTAGTCATTCCGGCAATCATCGACTCTGACGCTGCCTGATTGATGTTGGCTGCTGAACGTTCAAGAATCGCTCTGGCTTGAATGCTTTCGCGAAGCATGGTAGACACAGTCGCACGGTACTGTGTCTCCAAGTTTTGAAACATTTGCCCCGAGTTCACAGCCGCAGGGTCGAACGCTTTCTGGAGAGAAGCATTGATCCCTTCGGCCATGTCCTTAGCCATTTGACGGGCTTGCCTGGCTGTTCCGTTGAATCCGGAAATCATTTCGCCAGCATCAACACCGATCTTTAGCAGCAAGTCAGCTACGCTTTGACCTTCGCTCATCGCTTTAATCCTTCAATAGCCTTAGCGATAGCAAGAAACCCGCTTCTGATTGCAGAAACGGGTTTCCGTACTACTTGCTGAATTCGATGGGTGTAATTCGCCTGAACGGTCCATTCCTTCACCATCCAAGGCTGAACTGATGTTTTTGGGGCTGCAGCACGAATCTGATTGGTAACGGCTATTGCCTGTAGATCGTCCTGCATTCCCCAGCGAAACTGCTTCCAGAAACTCCAGTGCCCCTCAAATTCTGAGGACGGCATATCAGAGATTTCCGTGTAACTTTTACCCCAGCGACTGCACAGAAACCATATGAACCATTCACGGTCGTCAGGGCTTAGGCGTTTCCCTTTTTGTCCTGCTCTGGCCACACTTCACGAACCATCTCAAGGAGGTTCGTGAATTCACCGGCTGGCAACTGGTCAATGAACCAGTCCACCACACGGACGAAGTAGGCGGTCTCCAGTGCGTCCAGAATCTGACGGGGTGAGTCAGTCTCCAGAACAGTGACGGGCCACACTGTGGGGTTCTCAGTGTGCAGGTTGTTGACCAGACCGGCAAGAGCCAGTGTCTTTGGTCCTCCCGAGTCACCCTCAAACAGACAGCTCAGAATGCGACCACCGGAGAACAGAACCGTACTGACACGGTCCCCGTCTCCGGGCAGCCGTGGGAACTCAGACACTTTTGTACCAAAAGAAGAAAGCAAACCAGCCGAAGGTTCCTGGACCCAACTGGTGCCGTTTTCTTCGACTGGCTTACGCTTCAAAGCACGAAACTTCATGGGGTGTTGTCCTTAAAACTTTCTGGGGTGAAGAATGCTACCGGATTACGATCCGACAGCGACGGTGAGGTTGTTAATCTTGTACTGGACTTCAGCGGTCAACTTGCTGCCGGTGTCATCAGACAGTGCTGTACCAGCCGGAGTAAACCGGTTGCAGTAACCGCTGAGGGTGATCGTGGGGCCAGTCGTCTGAGAACCTTCAGGCGGGAGGTACAGCACGAGGTTGCCGACTCGACCGTCCATGACGGTTGCGAATTCACGACCTCCGTATGCCGTGTCCAGATCCCATTCAACGCCGAATGTGATCGTGCCGAAGTCGATCAGCTTTCCGGGGCGATGCTTCTTAACGAGGTTGCCCCAACCATCAAGACCAGTCTCGGTGCAAGTGGTTTCCACGTCACCACGTGTAATTCCGGACCATGTAGGACCAGAAATCACGCAGGCAAAGCTGTCGCTGCCAGCGTCAACGTTTTCGAGTGCAGGGCCGGTACCTGTGGGTGTAACATCCTGCTCGAAGAACCGGATTCGGATACGAGAAACGTCCTGTGTCATAAGTGTCTCCTAACAGGTTGCCTTGCCAGAAAATGTAATCAGGAGCATCGTCATATCTGGCGTCGACTGCCCTGTTTTCATTGAGGGAACTTCTTCGGTTGCTTCCATACGCAAGTAGTTGATTCGCACGGAAGTACCTTGAACAATGTATGCCGTCAGTTGTGTTCTGCGTCCATTACTAACAGGCTGAAGCGTATTCAGCACACTGTTAGCAAGCGACTTTCTTTGAGTATTGTCATGTGCAGCAACAGCAACGTCAAGTGTAAAGGTAACAACTTCCCCATTTGTACCACTCAGACCTTCGCTGCAGTGGTCCGCTCTGTACTGGTCAATGCTCCAGTAGCAGTAACCAAGAGGTGAGGGTTTAATGTCAGGAGACGCAACAAACTGTGCCTTGTACACTGGGACAGTTGTAGGCAGAGCTGAACGCAGTAGTTTCTGTATTGCTTCGTCGATAGCGTATGGACTCATTTAGTCACCTGCTGCTTCATGAGTTCACGAAAACGGTCGACGAAGATTCGGCGTGCCTGACTACGGCGAGAGTCTCGAATCTTCTCCAGGAACCTGTACCCAGCAAACGGCTTTCTTGTTGAGCCAGTCCGTGGACCACGCTTAAAGCCAGGGCCAAATCCGTAAAGCAAAAGGTGCCAGTACTTAGACGGACGGCGTTTACGCGGTCCTCTGCGTGTCATCAGTTTGCTTTGTACGTCTTTGCGTCCGGGCCGTTTGTTCTCACGCAGCCGACCGTATCTGTCGTAACGCATAACGCCCATGCTGATTTGTCGTACACCCAGTTTCTTGTCCAGCCGTTCCAGCGGTGACTGTTCGTTCGGGAATACCAACTCGAAGTAGTCCTTCCGAACACCGACGATTCCGTAGAACCGGTTTTCGTCAGACTTGCTTTGCTGCACCTTTGTAGTCACAGCACGAAGCGAAGCACCAGAGGTTTGTACTGTGTCAATCGCTGATAAGTCAGCCTGCAGAGCAATGCGGAATGGGATAACAGCGGAACGCACAGCCTGTCGGATCACGTGCTTCTTAATCTTACCGTCCAAACGTCTAAAAGCCTGCTCCAAGTCCTTTGGGACATCGAGAGAGACTTTTAGAAATTGGAGGTGCTTATTGGCCATGTCAGTACATTGTCGGAAGTAGCTGGATTGTGATTGGCTGAGACACGTTGTCGACGATCCGAATATGGACTTTGCGACGATCTCCGAATGGGTCTGTTGCCTGCCCCTGCACCGCGTAGACTTTCTGGAGAGAAGGTATAAGGCAGAACATGCTGGTCGATACCTGACTAGCTGGCTTGCACCATTGACCGATCAGGATGAATGTCTGCTCTGTGATAACTCGCCCTGCGTCACCAATCTCCTGCGGACGCAGAGGGACTTCCATTGAGAAGGAAGACCGGTAATGCAGGATGAACTCCTGCTTCAGTTCACCGGAAGTATCCGGTTCGGCAGACGGCACCCAGAATTCGCATAGGTGCCGAAGGTTTGGTCGAGCACGGCGATTGTATTTGTTGGTCATCCCCGACTCACTTTCGACCAGTCTTCTGCAACGTACTTAATTGCTCGATGGTCATTCAGCAGGGACAGGTCTCGCAGTTGTTGGTAGCCTTGAGGCAGGTTCATCATCGAGTTTTCGCTGACAGCATCGCGGTACTCGAAGAAGTGGTAGGCCAAGATCATAATGGCCCGAATCGTAGGACGGGGAACTTCAGCGTGTGTTGCGTACCCGGTTGCGTATGTGACAGTAATTGGGTACGGGTGTTCCTCATTGCAATTGGTAAGGACAGCGTCCCAGTCTTCTGACCATAGCTTCGACGGTTCATGCGGCAGAATGGAATAACCGCTGGTAACGTTAACAGTCGTTCCGTCAGTCTTGAGATAGCTGAAGCCTGTCAGAGCAGTGACACGACCGAAGGGAAGGAAGCAGAGGCGGTCCCGATTCGCAAACGCTTGCAGCGGTAACGTAAGCGACACACTCTTCCTGAGTATGAACCGCCACTGCTCCTTCTCACAGACACTGATGACCTGATGGAGCAGGTCGTCAATGTTCACGGGGATCTGATCATCAGGAGTCTCGGGGTCAAAACCAAGGTTCTGTTTGACGGCTTTCTTGAATGCCTCAGTCACAATTGTACTGAGGGCTGATTCAGTGCTCAGATCAACAAACATCGGCATTGCATAGACTCCTTGAAACAAACCGCCGTACAAGCACCCCATGACCTGTACGGCGGTTGTATGCCGCGAACGGCATTCTTCAGGTCAGGGTGCCAGTTCCAGTTGGTGTCAGATTTGCCCGGCGGTGGAACGTGGTTGCCAGCACTGCTGCTTTGACAGTGTTGGTATTGGTGCCGGTCAGGCGGAACACCAAGGATTGAAACCGGACTTTGGTGCCGTTGTTGGCAATGGTCGCCTGGTCCTCAGCGAAAGAGATTTCTTCGCTGTCAACTTCGACGGCAAAGTCGTCTTGGCCGTTCTGGTGGAACACGTGGGTTTTGATGGTCGTGAAGCCCGAGGTGCCGTTGGCAACCGTGGAACCGGCGACAGTGACCGTTAAACCTCCGGTGAGCACAGCGTCTTTGAGCACCAGCATGGCTTTGTCAATCTGCTCAGTCAGAGCGATGACGTGAGCATTACCGATGCTTCCGTTCATGGTGAGAGTGCCAAGAGGCACCACCATGTACTTTGAGGAAAGGTGGTTAAACTTCTGAGTGGCCATATTGAAAATCTTTCACGGAATGTTTCTGGGAGGAAGAAGAGTTTGCAACGTGGACGGCAACGGCGGCTTGTGGCTTCACCGCTGCCGTCCATCATTGCGAGAGGACGCAGGTTATGTTGCGGCAGTCTTGCTGAGCACGACGAACGGAGATTGCGTCAGGCCACCGTTGCGGGGCTGGAAGGTTGACTTCCACCACGGGCGAGCATCGTCAAAGCTGGTGAACAGGAAGACTTCTTCACGCTCAAGGAATCGGACATGGATACTGCGGCTGATTTCACCAGTACCACGCTCGCCGTAGAGCATCTGAGTGGCATTGACGCAAGCCAGGAAGTTGTCCTTCCATTCGCTGATCACGTTGCCGTCACCGGTGTTGATGCCGTTCATGTACTCGGTCCAAATAACCGGACGGCCAAGCAACGTATCGGGCAATTCAGGACCAGTCGATGGGTAGAACAACTTGGTGATACCAGCGTTGTTCGGCGACTCAATGACCAGCGTGAAGATCGTCGGGTACAGGTCGAGTGAGCACAACCACACAGCATTCTCGTAACCCCAAACACGCTGACGCATTTTGAGGATGTTCATGCCGTTGACAATGTCACCGTTGTCTTGACCGACTTCGCGGAGAATCGTCAGCTTAGCAGGGTTGTTGTCGCTGAGAACACCGAGAGGGCGACCGGTTCCGTTCCCGTTGAGGAATTCATCCATACGGTAGGATCGGGCTTCCTGACGGAGTCCGGCGTCGATGAGGGCAGCAATGGAGATTGGACTGTCGGCCATAAGCTGATTGGTGACTGCAGCAGCACCGTTCAGTTCATGAGCTTTCAGCGTAACCATTTCCATCGCGGTCTTGGTCATCGTCGGGGTCGACGTTTCCTTACCGCGGTAAACTTGGAAGCCCCCGGTCACACTCTGCCGATGATCCTTGTCAACACGGCAGGGAATATCAACGACTGGAGCAGTCATCGGGATACGGGTCATGAGTGCCGCAAAGCGGTCAGCTTCCGGCTCAAGCTGCATGACGGTTGAGATAAAGCCACGAGGAACCATAAGACCTTGGGCTTCCCAGTTGGCTTTACTGAATTCGTCGGTGCCGATAGCGTCCATGACCAGCCGCTGAATACGCGGGTCAGCGTCTCGCCCACCATTGCGGTAAGTGTTCACGACTGCCCGGAGGTAGTCCTGCTGGTCGCGGAAACCGTAAAACTCCTTGTCGTCTTCAAACCGTGGACGAACAGTGATGTTGCCACCGAGGTTGGTAACGATGTTGCCGGTTGCGTTGCTGATTCGCTGTGTTGCCAGAAGAGCATCGGTTCGTTCTTTAAGTCCACCGGCAGTTTTGCTGTGGGCATTCTGAACGGCTTCGAGTCGGTCGACGGCGTCAGCGTACTGCTGCATTTCTGCCGGAGTGATCTTGTCACCCTTGTTCTGGAACGCTTCAGTCTGGCTGATCAGACGAATTCGTTCGTCGATAAGCTGGCTGTAGGTCATGGTTGACACGTCAGTGTTTTTGACGGGCGTGTCGTTGAAGAACTGGTGGTATGCCGTGTAGCAAACTGCCACAGCAAAATGAATGGCCCGGAACATGATCAGGTGCTTTCTACCAGCAACATGCTGGCGGTTGTTTGAAACTCACTACAAGGTGAAGGGAGGTGCCGGAGCGAACCTTGTAGTGAGTGGAGAGACAAGCGTTTAATCGCTTATGTGCGTAGCTTTCAGCGATTAGGCATATTTTAGAACGGTGGGAATAACAATGTCAACCACCTGCTCCGAAGTTTCTGCGAATGTTCAACATTCGACGGTTAAGGGCTTCCATGTCAGGCCGGGGGAGTTCGACCTTATTGCGGGCGGCTTCAGGCAGTTCGAGACAGTTAAGGATTGCAGTTTCAGGTCGACCATTACGCACTGAATGGAACAACCCTTTGTTGACGGACTCTTGAGCACCAAGATAGGTCTCAGCTTCCAGCATGTTCCTAACCTCCTCCGCCTTGAGAGATGTTCTGGAGGTGAAGATATCGACGATGGAGTCTCGATGGGATTCCCATCGCTGCTTCAGGTTTTCGACTGATGCCAAGCTGTTGACATGCCCGATTGTGAACGGATTGTGCATCATGAACAAACCGCCGTTGCAGATTTGACGGTTCTGCCCTGCGAGGGCAAGCCAGCCCGCAGAACTGAATGCGTAACCGTCGACGATGGTTGTCACGTTGCCGTGCTCAAGTAACTGATTGTAGATTGCCAGAGCAGCACCAACATCACCACCGCTGGAGTTAATCCGGACGGTCAGTTCCTTTGGTGCGTCCTTCAAGAAGTTGACGACCGTGTCGGGTGTTACCACGGTGTCTTCCTCGCTCCATTTGAACGGCATGATGTAGTCATACACCAGCAGTTCATTGGCTGAATTGAAGACTACGCGGCTTTCAACCATCTGGTCTTTGCTGGGTAGCTGTTTACGATTCAGAATCAGAGTCGGAACCATCAGTCAAGTCCTTCCATTCAAAGTGGAACTCGGGTTTGGCTTTGTTCGTCAACCACTGATTGACGAATGTGGGAATAACGGATTCAGCCAAGAAAGAATCCCACGGTTTCAGTTGTTCGTTGAGCATTGTGGCAAAGCGACCGTCAGCAGCATAGAACTCGGATACTGCTGCATCGTAGTCATCACGGCGGGACTGTTTCTTTTGGTCCAGTACCCGAGTCTCGTATTGAGTCAGACCGCTGATAACGTTGTTCACAGCGGCTGAAACCTTGTCAGCAATTTCTGCACTGAGGTTACGCAGCCGCTTGTCGATCCCTTTCTGGGAAGGAGATTTGTCCATTCGTCCGGACGGAGGTTCCGGTTGTTTGTTGGTTCCGCCGTCACCAGTGCCAGCAGACGGTGCAGGAGCAGGGACCATTCCGGCAATGGTCTTCTTCTGCATCTCGATACCCGCCTGAGCACTTTCGATTTGTACCTGTTGCATTTCGTTGGCAATGCGGGCACCTTCTTCGAGATGCAGCGAATGCTCAACGGTCATCAGGTTGACGGGCACGTACCGCGGATTGGCTGCAGCATCGCCTGGGTCAATGTGCATACCAAGAAGATCGGATGCTTTCTTTCGGTCAACAATACCAGTCTCGAACAAATTACGAAGTGCAACCGTGAACTTGTCGATGACGTTTCTGTACAGATACAGTTGCTCAAATTCAAATGAGTAGAGCATCTGACTGGGAAGCGGGAGCAATTCGGATCGGAATTCGTTGCAAAGACGCACAAGGAATGGACCGATGCCAGTCTGTACAAACATGGCAATAGCTTCGCTGAGATTTACGTCTCCACCTTTGGTTCCCATGTGGCTGTGCAGAAGCACAGGAGGAATGTTGAAGTTGCGAGCAACATCCTCAATGCTGAAAGCCCGAGTCTCGATAAACTGCAAATGCTGGAACGGGATACCCATGTGAACAGGTTTCAGTCCCTGCTCCAGAATGCGAGTCTTGAAGATTGATTCCAGCGGTGCATTGGGGTTTTCTTCAAAGTTGGCTTCAATCCGTTTCAGAACTTCCGGTGCCAGACGATTCTCGGTTGTCAGGAACATCTGTGTGGCGATACCACGAGTGTAGAACTTCTGTCCGAAGTCTTCGGCTGCCTGATACATGTGCAGCGAGTCACTCGCATTTGCAATGAAGCCCTGACCGCGGTGGTATTCGGTGTCGATCACTTTTCCTTTGATGTGAACAACTTCGGATCGAGACAGCAGCAACGGTTGTGTGTTAATATCACGGGAGGACTGTCCAGTGTCAATGCGGTAAATCAACTCGCCCTGTGCTGCTGTACGGCCGTTGCTAAGCCGTTCAGAACCGGAAGCACGAAAGATGTTGCCCCGAGGAATGCGAGAGGGATGGGCGTAGTACAGCCGGGCTGTGCGGCCTTGGTTGTCGAACTCACGGACGAAGTAGGCATTGCCGTCCATGAGCACGTCATAGATGATAGCCAGCAACCCATTGTCCGCAGATAGTTCTGGGTGGAAGTAATGAGAGAAGATCCTGCTGGCTGGGTGTGCGGTCGTGCCAACGATTCGGGTCTTCTCACCAGTCTCACTGTCCAGAGCGTACATTCGACGTGGAAGGGCTTGCACCATTCCGGTGTAGATGTTCATCGCACACATGACGGCAGACAGACGCAGAGACGCACTGCTCTGATCTGCGTACTGCCGTTCATGATTCAGCGTGCCGAACAGTCTGGACCACGTCAGAGTCGTGGCAGAGTTCCAGATGTGGTCCACAAGCTGACCAATGACGTTGCTGGCTGCTGCTCTCGAAATGGTGTCGTTATTACGGCGAAAGATTTGAAA